GTTCTCTGGTCCGTTCTCTGGTCCGTTCTCTGGTCCGTTCTCTGGTCCGTTCTCTGGTCCGTTCTCTGGTCCGTTCTCTGGTCCGTTCTCTGGTCCGTTTCTTTATTATTTATTGGTATAATATTTTCTAGGGGTGAATCGTCGCCATTCTTGGGAATCTGGACCAACTTTTGTGCAGACATTTGTAATCACAAATAAAATATAGTAATTATAGAGATAAAAAAATATACGAAATTATTCAGATATAGCATCTATTACGGGTTCTATTATGGATTCTATTACTGAAGTTTGAATTGTGTCGTCTTCAGTCACAAGTTCTATTGTAATATTTGGGACTTCTGGTTCTGGTGTGAGGTCTGGACTAGGAACGGGTTCCGGCGTGGGTTCCGGCGTGGATTCTGGCGTGGGTTCTGGTGCGGATTCTGGTGCGGATTCTGGTGCGGATTCTGGTGCGGGTTCTGGTGTGGGTTCTGGTGTGGGTTCTGGTGTAGGTTCCGGCGCGGGTTCTGGTGCGGGTTCTGGTGTGGGTTCCGGCGTGGGTTCCGGCGTGGGTTCCGGCGTGGGTTCCGGCGTGGGTTCCGGCGTGGGTTCCGGTGTGGGTTCTGGTGCGGGTTCTGGTGCGGGTTCCGGTGTAGGTTCTGGAGTAGGTGTAGGTTTTGGCGTAGCAGTAGGGGTAGGTGTAGGTTCTGGAGTAGGTGTAGGTGTAGGTGTAGGTTTTGGTGTAGCGGTAGGACTAGGAACGGGTTCCGGTGTAGGTTTTGGTGTAGCGGTAGGACTAGGAACGGGTTCCGGTGTAGGTTTTGGCGTAGCGGTAGGCATAGCTAAAGTCGCCAAATTGGTGTCTGGCTCAGCTATAGGAATAATATCAGGTTCCGGCATATCCGTATGAATAAACCCAGAATAAAATTGAAAATTGGAAGGACCATTTGTAGGATTCGGTGTAGCTACTATCGCCGGTTTTGATGATACTATAAATTTATTATTCAAATGGAGAGGGGCAACATTTAATATAGGGGGTAGACCAGATATAATATCATCGGTAGGTTCTTCTTTCAATATAAAAAAGGATTCCAATTTGCGTTCATTTGAGACATTCACTGTTATCGCCCCTTTATTCATAATATCTTCTTCAATCTCCCGTTGAAATGCCCGAATTTTTCCCATCAATTTTACTATATACGATTTATGTGAATTATGGAAAAAACCGACATAACCTATATACAACGACATTTGTTCGCGAACCAATGTATTTTCATATTCCAATGTATTCAAGAAATTATCTATAGAAATACCCACCTTGGTATTATCACTATAATCATGTATAACCGTATCTTGGTTAGAAAAATGGTCAAATATTTGATTTATAGCAGTCAATATATCGGCATGCAATGACGCCGTATCTTGTTTATTATATTCACGCAAAGGTTCTAAATCTTTATATGCTTGGTATTTTTTCGTATTATTCGCAGTAAGAACCGACGTTTGCATTACTATCATATTGTATAATTTGTAATAATCGCCATACATCCGATTATTTATCAAAGAAATATACTTGCCCAAATTTTCCATTTCAATGACTAAAACCTTGTAATGAAAATAGAATGAATCTAAACAAAAAAGGAAAATTTTCTTATTATTGTTTTTTATTAGTCCATTATGGATGTCCTTTAATTGTCCTAATTTTTCTTGGATTTCAACGTGTTTATTCTGGATTTCATCGCGAATTATCATAATGTGTTTAAACTCACGAGCCAATTTATCTATATTTATATTATGTAAAAACTCCATAGTTTATGTTATATTATATAACATAATATAACAAATTTTTTATATATTTTCATAAAATTGATTCAATTTTCAAATACTATTTTATGTAATATTCTACCCCCAGTTTATTATATCAATCCGACAACTACAATGACCACTGCAATTACCACGCAATCTAAGTATTATAACACTATGATTGAGATTCATCGGGCAGATGAATCATCACCCGAATTATTAGCCGAAATTTTAGGCAACTTTGCAACCCATTTCGGGATTTTGCGAGTCAATGCAGAGACGTCCGGTATTTGTATAACCCCTACGGTAATATATTTCAGCGTTGACTGTTCAGCTTCAATGGGTGATATATGCAAAGATGGTCGCACCAAGATGCATCAAATTATTCACTCTATTACTAATATTTTACACATTTTAGCCGAAACATCTACTACAAGCGATGGAATTGAGTTTTATGTTGGGCTAGATGCATTTGATGATACAATTCATCAAAAAATCGCGATAGTCGGCATTACACCCCAAAATGTAAATGAACTTGCCCAAATAATTACAACTGTTCGTCCCATGGGTTCCACTAATATTGAACTGGCGTTAAAAAATACGGCTACACGTTTAACTGAATATAGAAAAACATTTCCTTTCCATAGGCTGATTCATATTCAGTTGACTGATGGCGATATAACTGAAGGCGAACCCGACCCGACCAAACTGGCCCAATTAGTTAGCGAAAAATATACGAATATATTCTTGGGATATGGGTCCAGTCACAATTATTCCGTGCTTCAAACTCTTGGTTCAAAAAAACGCGGTGATTATAGATTTATTGATAAGCTTGAAAACGCGGGACTCGTTTATGGTGAAATCATGCATGGGATTTTATATCCCGCCGTTGAAACCCCCGAAATTTGGATAGAACACGGCGAAATTTATGACTGGACCACTAATACATGGTCAAGTCATATCATCACATCGGCAATAGCATCTGGTATTGAGAAAATATTTCATGTGCGAACTACCGAACCTAACCAAATTTGCGGAGAATTATTAGTCATGGACTTAGAACATGCTTCTAAGGTTGAATTGTTGGACAAAATCGTGGTTTTACCCGAGTTAATTTGTGCCGAATCGGGCATAACCGATTTATCTAAATTCATGTATCGCCAAAAAACACAGCAGTTACTATTTACTGTCCGCAATTATAATATGAGACATGACCAAAACCCGGGCGAATTGAAGCGTGAATTAAAAAAATTCTATAAAACGATGAAGTCTTATGTCGTCGCGAATGATTTAATAAATGACCCATTTATGAAAATTCTTTTAGATGATATCTATATCTCATTCCGAACTTTAGGCACAAATTTGGGACAAGTATATTCAAATGCGAGACAGACATCCCAGGGCCGTCAACATACATACAATGTGACTAATGTAGATGAAGACGAAAATGGATTTGGAGGAGGAGGAGGAGGCGATTGTTTTATTTATACACCAACATTAACACCTATTCGCAGAATGAATGCGACTATTGGATTAGATACAGATAATGATATAACTGTTCCGGGAATGAATATGGGAGACGTAGCATTACCTGGATTGGAATCCGATGACGAGTCGGATGGACCATTGCCGCCGCAAGCACCGCCAAAGCTATGTCGTGTAAACACCCAAGCATATACTTACGACAATCATGGTCGCATGACGAATGATATTACTGGATTAAATTTGAGAATGCAATTTGAGAATGAAGACGCAGATGAAGATGATGAAGACTATGAATTTTTAGAACATACTTTATCCGAAAATACAACCACACCATATACTAGCCCCCAGATGATTAGTCTTATGCGAACTGCTTCTTCCGGCTCCAAATAAACCTAAAACCTAAAACCTAAAACCTAAAACTACCAAAAATCATAAAAATGTATATTTGTAAATTTTGTATTTTTTATTGCTGTATATTATTTGTTTGCGTTATAACATAAAAACAAAAAATATTGTATATTATATCTATTAAATATGCAACAAGAAATCCCGATTCCCCCAAATTTCCGAACTATAATCATGGATATGACTGCCGATTTATCAACTACTTTTCCCGAGTATACATATCTATGGGCAAAATGGACCGACCCCAGTATTTCGGACCAAGATATACAATCATTATTTGATTATTGCACAACGGTATATCCCGAACGATTTTTTGATATATTATATCAAACTTCCGATATATTCGCAGTTACGAGTGAAGTGAATACCACGTTTTTACCAGGCGTCGAGTTTAAATTACTTTTCAACTGCACCAATATTAGCGATAAAACGGTCAAAGCCATGTGGAAATATTTGCAATTGATTATGTTTACCGTAGTCGGTTCTATGCAAGATAAAAGCAAATTCGGTGATGCGATGAATTTATTTAATAATATTGATGAAAGTGAATTACATGCGAAAATGAGCGATGCGATGAGTAGTATGAGCGATTTTTTCCAGAATATAGACCAAGATTTAAACCAAGACCAAGATTCAAACCAAGACCAAAACCAAGACCAAGACCAAAACCAAGACCAAGAATCCGAATTCAAAAACATGTCTGACCAATATGATAAGTTTGCTAGAGATAATATGGATGAAAGTCCATTTAATAGGTCCAATAAAGGCCCGAAAATGGGCGGTAATATGCCTGACGTTAATGAATTACATGGTCATATTAAGGGTATGTTAGATGGGAAAATCGGGGTATTGGCGAAAGAAATGGCCGAAGAAATCGGACAAGATATGGCCGATATTTTAGGCGAAGATGTGCAGAATATGAAAAGCACCCAAGATGTTTTGAAAATATTGATGAAAAATCCTACGAAAATCACCGGTCTTATTAAAACTGTCGGCGATAAATTGAACCAAAAAATCAGTAGTGGCGAAATATCCCAAGAAGAACTCATGAAAGAAGCCGGTGATATGATTGGGAAAATGAAAGAAATGAGCGGTGGGTCCGGTGCCGATTTCCAAACCATGTTTAAAGATATGGCCAAGAATATGGGCATGAATATTCCCAAGAATGCGAAACTAGATATGAATGCTCTAACTCGCATTACTGAACAAACTTCTATGCGTGACCGTTTGAAAAACAAAATGGTGCAAAAAAAAGCCAAGGAAGCCGAAGCCGCTATTCTAGCCCAAAAAATGACTGAACAGAATACGAAAACATTTGTGCCGTATGATTTTTCTATTGAGCAGAAAGGAGGAGCCACTAATGAATTCGTGTTTAAAATGGAGGGAGATGTCGCACAAACTTCTAGTGTTCGTCATCCAGATTCAATAATAAATAAGAAAAAGAAGAAGAAGAATAAGAAATAATGCATTATTTGGTGCTAGATTCGCACGTCAATGTATGCCCTAAATAAATACTATGGTCATCTCCATTAGTATGTATTAGCGAATATTGGTCTGCACAATTCGGGTCTTCGCACTCATTTTCACTGCAAAATGATAGCAGTCCATTCACATCTTCAAATACTTCCCCACATGAATGTATATAGTTCATTTTAATGGGCGGAACATGCGGCACAATATCGGCGTTATGTGTAAATCTCCAATAATCGGTCATATGCTTATTGTAAAACGCGGCGAACTTCGGGTCTCCGGTTCTTGGTTGTCCATAATTATACACTTGATTCGGGATTCCGTTAGCTAATAATTCCATAGACACAAATTGTGCTACTCCTGCCCCATACGAGTGTCCGGTAGTAATCACGGAATATGTCGGGTTATCAATCAATAGATTTATCACGGTATTCACTGTTTGGTCAGCAACACTGAGTGCAGATACATAAAATCCTTTATGCACATCACACATACAATCGGGAAAAGTCGTATAATTCGTTTTTACTACTATAAAATCATCTATCCAATTTTTAGCAGAACTCGACCCGCGAAATACTACGTGCACCGATTCAGATGATGGTAAAATGCCGATATAACCTTGTAATCCAGTTCGTTTATCATATAATACATCTTTTACCAAGAATCCTTGTGCTGGACCAGATAACTGCATTTTCATATAAGCATCTTTATCACAATACGCCGCACCACTTAGCCAAACATTGATATCGGGTTGTATTGGGTCATATCCATTTGAAAAAGATGAAGTCAAACTTGACGCCAATAATGCTAGTAAAAATAAGAGTCGCATTATTAGCGTATAATATTATAATGATATATTATATTATACTAGTTTTATACTGATTGATGCTTAATATTATGAAATATATCAATGTTCCGGTATTTATAGTGAGTTTAGCATTTGGACTTTTTGCCGTTTATATTAATTCCGATGATATACGTAAAATATATGTATATCCTACACCCGAAAATGTAGATTTAATGCAATACCGAGACAAAACGGGGACATGTTTTAATTATAAACAAACAAAAATGACGTGTCCACAAAATGAAGCGGATATAGCCAAAGTTCCGGCCCAAGCTTAGGTAAAAATTACGGTCTATATCAATAATTTTGTAGATTACAATATCACATTATATTATAACCTATTATATGCATTTACAACGATTATTAAATACGGAAACCGGACGATTCTTTATATCATTATTATTGGGTATTGGTCTAGCTACTTTATTTAGAAAGGTTTGTACTGATAAGAATTGTATCACATTTAATGGTCCGGTAATTAATGAGATTGATGGTAAAGTATTTAAACATGGGGAAGGTTGCTATCAATATTCCATGGCTCCAACGACATGCGACAATACAAAACAAATCATTGATATTACCGACCCACCCAAAGAAGGGGAAAAGTTTCCTTCACCTATAATGGGTAAATCTTTACCTCAACCGTCTACAGGCACTAATCCGAGTTCAACTGCATCTTCTACTTTTTCCAAATGGTTTTCTTGAACGACCAAATAATTTTTATTACCCAAGATTTGAAAACCGGAATAATCATAATAATGATGCGTAAAACAATACAATATTTAGAAAAAACATATTGTATAGTTTATTATGGCTAATTCTAGCACTACCCGAATTTCTGATTTACCTGAAAATATTACCATGCAAATGCCTACTACATCGTTTAATCAAAATAATAGTCAAAGTAATGGTCCTAATCGTAATGGCGGGTTTGATGATTTACCAAGAAATACAATTGTTACAAATGGACCCAGTCAAGGCCCGAATCAGGGTCCGAATCAGGGTCCGAATCAGGGTCCGAATCAGGGTCTCGGACAGAATACATATATGCCCATGAATGTGCACCCAAATCCATATGGACCACCAGCTTCGGGCGAACTACCTTTCCCCCAAAATGTGCATGAAAGTTCAACCATAAAACAAGACCAACGCCTTCCTAGTCGTGATATACCTATGGACCAAGGTGAATATTTGCATGATGAACAAGTTCATGCAAATTATATTCCCAAGCCTCCACCATCCGCCATAGATTATATAAAACAATATGAACAAAATGAAGGAAAAAATATACGATTACATGAAGAACGAAAACATCGCAAAATTTCGGCAGAAGATTGGATGAGTCAAATACAAGTGCCGGTTTTCGTCGCAATATTATATTTTATTTTTCAAATGCCGATTTTCAATAGCTTATTATCCAAATATATGTCGACATTACCTATATTTAGAGATGATGGTAATTTGAATATATATGGAATGGTCTTCAAAAGTGCCGGGTTTGGCCTACTTTATTATGGTTTGGAATATGGACTAGATTATTTTATCTAGACCGATGAAGAATCTCTTGTCTAAGCTGTTTACGAAATTGTATCAATAACGCATCGCGTTGATGCGGAAATTTAGCATCACACTTTCGGTCATTTATCAAATCCGCCAATTTGATTTCTTTACACATAATTTGTTTAGCATGTTCCATACACGGAATAAACCCAGTGTTTGTGCTGACTGTATAACATATCGCATATTTCGTTTTATTTGCCGGAATATTGTAAACTTCCATAAATTGGCGTATACAACATTTTGGATATCCAAAATATTCACCAACTTTTGCTTTATTTCCGCGATAATCATCATATGATAAATAATCCATATTTTTAGTTATGATATGGATTATTTGATATCTTATTTACGTATTCAATTTTACTAGAATAAATAATCGCGCGGTTTTCGTGCTTTATGTGCTTTTTGCGTTTTATGTGCTTTTTGCGTTTTATGTGCTTTATTAATTTTTTGTTTCTTTGATTTGACGGGTTTAACCCGTTTTATTGGTTTAATACTATCAGTTGGTTGAGCCAAAGTTTTTGAAAATACCTCTATATCCGGATGTATAGCATCACGTATATCACGTTTAGCCAATAATTTCAAGGATTGTTCAATGGATTCTTCCTTCTTTTCCTTTTGCCCATTCTTTTGCCCATTCTTTTGCCCATTCTTTTGCCCATTCTTTTGCCCATTCTTTTGCCCATTCTTTTGCTCGTTCTTCAATTTATTTTGGTCCGGATTATATTTCAAAAACCACATTTCATAATCGGTTGACCCGCGTTTATCAGCCAACTCTTTGAATTTCTCGGCTTTTTCGGCACGAATATCTTCCAACGATGGTTGATTCCCATAACATGTGATACTAAATCGCTTCAGTAATCCCTTTTGTTCTAGCCGATTTTTCTGTTCTATATCAAACAAAAATTTGGCCATACACAAAATACGGTCACGATTATAATACGGTTTATCCACGTAATAAAACGCCAAATAAAACGTCAACATGGTATCAATCGTCGCTACATTGATTTCTTGGGTTCCCAAAGTGATAGTATTATAATTGTGGCATGCAATCGGTTTATATATAAATGCAATGGTCTCTGAACCCACGCGAATTTCCAAATGATACGGCACGATTTCGCCGATTTCTTCATGTTTAATAATTTGTATATTTTTAAAATCCAATTCGGTTAATCGCTCAGTCACAATCGTCGCGGTTTTATCTGGGTCTTCGGCTAAAACGTCAAAATCGGGGATTTTCTCGGCTAATCGGCGTTGATTCTTGGGCATATATCGGGCATATAAACTGCTCGCATATCCACCGAAAAAAATGACGCCCAAATCTATAAACGAATCGCGAACAGTTATATATAATTTTTCCGAATCATCTAAATGTGTCGCCATTTTTCTTTGAAAATCCACCGTCGTGCAATTATCTGGGGCTTTGAATGGATAATGCGTATTAAGCAGAGTCAATCGTTTCAACACTTTATCCCATCGCGATACATCGCCCGCGGGACGCGATAATTCCAAGAACATATTCATTCGCAGAAAATTGGCTGGGGCATATTTGATTCCGGCTATACTAATAGAATCTTTTAATACGGCCGCAAACAGAGTTTTCGGTAAAAGTGTGATATCAGCCATTGGTATAAAATTCACAAAAACCTTGTAAGTTCCATAATGAACCCCCGATTTCGCCTCTACATCAGTATATCCCGCCGCGAAAAATATATCGGCTAACTCTTTCGCATCGGCTAAAGCATTGGGTGAATAAAAATCGTAATCGGGGACTTCAATCTCGCGATTATAAAATTGGGCCGATTTGGGTAATATATTATTAATTGCAGTGCCTCCATAACAAATGAGTTTTTTACGTATCAGAAAATCTTCAACTATCATAATCATACGCGTCACTTCTTCACCATTCGCCATTTTTTTATTATGCATTTCTTCACTTTCATCTATAGCATGACGCAAAATGGCCATTTCACAATCTTCAAACGTCATTTCATCTTCACATAATTCATTATTAAATTTATGACCTTTGAATTTCTTTGAATCTGATAATCCTATTATTTCTTTGTTTTTATTAACCATTACCTAATACATTATAATCATATATTTATTTAGGCAGGATATTTACGTTCTTTCACTATGCACAATTGCTTTTATTCTAGCAAAAGATACAATTGCAGATTTAGCGCGGCTAAATATTTGTTCATAATTATATAAATTTGCATCTACTTTGTAAAATCGCATACAAACAAAATTAACACCATATTTTTCAATAAAATCTATAGCACTAGGATTCACTATATTTGAACTTTCAATATCGGATATTACCATTTTCATATTCACTATATTAGATGTTGTATTATCATCATTTATTTGGGGGGGTGTCTCCAATTGGCTCAATAAGGCCGGATATGTATAACTTCGTAGTGCATTTCCACCACTCTCAATATTCACATAGGAAGATAATTTATAACAATGGTCACCTTCACTTTCAGCATTAGTATTACATAATGGATAATTTTGCCGGTCAGTATATCCCGGTGCGATGTTTTTATCTATAATTAATACGATTTTACCAAGAATGTCTCCAATTAAAGTGCTAGGTGTTACCTTTATAGCATTTCCATTACTATCCGCATATAATTTCGTATTTAAACTACTATGCACAGAAAAGGCGACCCGCGGATAAATCGCGGCATTTGTCGGATTAATACGTAATTGTATAAATAGGGGGTCACTTGGATTAGGACAAGGTGCTATGAATCCATTCACCGCAATATATTTTAAAACATCATCCAATGGTATTTTATTTCGCGAATCAATTGAACCACCGGTCGGGTTATTTGCTTGGGCGATATATGCGACTTTATCTATTAAAAATACCTCAAAATCTAATAAACGACAACCGCGACTTAATACATAATTTATCGCATCTAAACTCAAATAACTTCCACTAAATGCGGTATTAAATGATGATTTAATTACATATTCACGCAATGGTAAATTATGTGTAGTAATATTTATGGGAGAAATGTCGGGACCAGCCGAAGAATCCGAAGATTGAAGTTTATTCTCTTCTTGCACGGCTGCAACAGAGTCGGTAAAAGACAATCCTTCAACCACTTTATCTGTCGGAATTTGAATAATTTTGCCCGTTTTTTCGTCGATTTTTGTAGCCATTGATTTTAGGGTCCAACGCTGTTGTATCAATCTGAAAATAATATAAGTAAAAATAATAATAATAAATACAATTAATAATTTACGAAATATATTCATAAATAGATGGTATATAATCTATAGATAAAGTTATTTTGCGGGAAAATAAGATAAAGTAAATTTTCACTACTATTGTATATCAACAAATAATAAAATCATGGCTGGTGGATTACTAAATATTGTATCCGTAGGTAGTGGAAATATCATGCTTACGGGTAATCCTACTAAAACGTTTTTCAAAGTAACCTATTCCAAATATACCAATTTCGGCCTGCAAAAATTCCGCATAGATTATGAAGGAATTCGCGACTTGCGTCCTTCAACTGAATCAGTTTTCACGTTTAAAATAAAACGATATGCCGAATTATTAATGGATACTTATTTAGTCGTAACTTTGCCTGATATATGGAGTCCATTATATCATCCATGCACGGCGAATAATAACCAGTGGACACCCTATGATTTCCGATGGATTCAAGATATAGGCACTCATATGATACGACATATTGAAATTAATTGCGGTTCGCAAACTATACAGAAATATTCGGGGGAATATTTGGCTGCTATGGTAAATCGCGATTTTACTGCAGATAAAAAATCATTGTTTAACCGGATGAGTGGAAATGTGGACGAATTAAATGACCCAGCGAATGCATTTGGCCGTGCGAATACGTATCCGTCTACATTTTATAGTGGAAATCCGACGGGCGAAGAACCGTCTATTCGCGGGCGAACTTTATACATACCTATTAATACATGGTTTACCTTGGATAGTCGGTGTGCTTTCCCATTAATATCGCTGCAATATAATGAATTGTCTATTACCGTGACTTTACGCCCTATCCAAGAATTGTATCAAATCCGCGACACTTTTGATACTGCGAATAATTTTCCGTATATTAAACCCGATTATAATGCGGACCAATACCAAATGTATCGTTTTTTGCAAACACCCCCCGGGGTTCGCATTAATTCGTCTGCTTATACAAATCAAACTACTACATGGAATGCCGACATTCATTTAATATCAACCTATTGCTTTTTATCTAAAGACGAGGCACAATTATTCGCGGCCGAAGACCAAATATATTTAGTCAAAGATGTTTTTGAATATAATTTCCCAAATATAACGGGGTCTAGCAAAGTCAAATTAACGTCTAATGGTATGATTTCCAATTGGATGTTTTATTTCCAACGCGATGATGTGAATATGCGGAATGAATGGAGCAATTATACGAATTGGCCATATCGCACTTTACCCGCCGATATATTACCTGCACCCATCGGTTTACCTTCCAATTTTATTGATGCGAATAAATTACCGACCGACCTATCGTTGACGCAAGGTCCCTTGGTGAATACATTAACTAAGATAAATACTGGATTTTATACAACGGGTCCTTATTCTGTAGATAATCGCAAAGATATTTTAGAAACATTGGGGGTAGTTTTGGATGGCGATTATCGTGAAAATATGATGAATCGGGGGGTATATGATTTTATTGAAAAATATACTCGCACGAGTGGAGCGGCAGCGGATGGTCTATATTGCTATAATTTTTGTTTGAATACGAGTCCATTAGATTATCAACCTTCTGGCGCGATTAACTTGAGCCGATTCAAAAATATAGAGCTGGAATTTACCACATATATTCCGCAATTTGATGCAGAAGGTTCAAAATTTAATGTAGTTTGTGATGATACGGGGGTGCCTATCGGAATATCGTCTAAACCCAGCTGGATGTTATACCAATATAACTTCAATATGACTATTTTTGAAGAACGATATAATGTATTGTCGTTTATTGGGGGAAATTGCGGGATGCTTTATGCACGATAATTTATTCGCCGATTTATGCACGATTTTTATGTTATGATATTGTAACATAAAAATGATTGGTGAAAATAAAACAAAATGGAAAAAAATAAAACAAGATAATGAACAATCACGTAATAATAAAAAAAATACTATACCATCTAATAGCACGACTTCCCCTTTGCAAAATATAACTGATAACTTTTATGAAAATATTACGGATTATGTGAAAGGACTAAATACTAATATAGAAATTGAAATGGGTGAAAATACGGGTATATTACAAGAAGGATATGCTGATATTTTTTCATCAAACCTATTTGCTGAACAAGCTAAACAAATTGCACAAACAATAAAAGCATCAGCAGATAAAGCATTAGCAGATAAAGCATTAGCAGATAAAGCATTAGCAGATAAAGCAAACGCATATTTTAAACTCAATCCATTCGTAACACATGGGGGTGCTACATCTACACCTACAATTCTCCCTACACCTACACCTACACCTAAACCTACACCTACACCTACACCTAAACCTACACCTAAACCTACACCTACGCCTACACCTACACCTTTATTAAAAAGTCAATTTGATAGTCCCATTAAAGATATGAAAGCTTCTTTTAAAAAAGTAACTGACCAAATGTTAGAACTCGCAGATAAACCAAACTCAATAATTGATTATAATTTAAATACTATTATTGAGTTTGTGTTTAATATATGTAATACTATGGTATATGATTCCAAAAAAATAGAAGATAAACTCACTGGTAAAAATGATGATGAACTTGACGCCAAAATTAATGCATCTTTATTTAATGACCAAAATCCCGACCATATAGCTGATAGAGAAACTATTAAACCCCATATAAAATTATTTATGATTGTTTTATTGAGCGGTTTTATTGTATATAATCTTTATTTTATATTAGTATATCAACAATATCCATGGTTAAATGCGGATTTTAAGCATGAACGTATTAAATTAGTTGAAATAACGACCAATAATATTATTGATTTTCCCAATATTGGCCCATTAATTTATCTAGGGTTCCATTATTTATTAGTTCCAGTCATTTTGTTAGACATCGGGCTAAATTTGGTACCTACTTTTATAAATATTATTCCATTTAAACAAATCAAATTTGCCGGATTATATTTATTAACTATTTTGGCTATTTATAACTGCGGCGGATATTTATTAAATGCATTCTCCGTGTTTATGGCTACTAAAACGAACCCCTATTTTGGGTCTATAACCGCAATTCTTATGTTTTTATATGGTGCATTATCCGAATTACGGCCTTCCAATACAAAATATGCGAGTCAAGAAAATTTATGGATAAACGTCAATACAAGAATGTATTTTATTCCTATGTTTATTATATATGTTCTTCGCCTATCATTTTCTATTAAATTATCGTGGATAGCCGGACTGATATCTCTTTTATATTTATTCGCGATATTATTCGGCTCAATATTATGGTATACTACTCAATTGAATAGCACTCATTCACATTTTGGACTACATTTATTTGATACTATAATCGGTATAAATAATGATATTTTTGTTCAAATACCTTTATCCGAATATTCTAATAAATGTTCCCCACATTATAGCGAAAATAAAACTACCATGATTGAAAAAATCAAATTTGCCGGACAATGGATTCTAGATATGATTTTTATATACATTATAAATATCGTATTTATTGGTATTTTTATTTACGGTATTTTAGATTATAATGGATTATTAGTAAATACCAAAATAAATGCGGAATTACAGACATTGGGGCTAGATACTATTTCAGTCAGCTCAGGATTAAAATCCATGTCGTTAAAGGTTACATTAACCATTATTTGTATTCTCGGTATATTTTTTACGATTTTTATCGGATATTTTGAATGGGCACAATCAAGTGCCGCAAATATTACTGAAAATACTACAGATTCATTCACCGAAAATATAGGAACTGCTATTGGTATAGCTAATGCTTTACAACAATCTACTGATGCAAAAGTAGACTCACCGGTGGATTCATTCACCGAAAATATAGGAACTGCTATTGGTATAGCTAATGCTTTACAACAATCTACTGATGCAAAAGTAGACTCACCGGTGGATTCATCCGCGCAATTATTAGCCGATAATATATCAACCGGCCAAAATATAGCAACAAAATTACATCAATAAAATCGCAATAATATTTGAAAAAAAAACAATATGTAAATAATGTATATACATATTGTTATACAATGGGCAAAAAATCGCAAAGTGTAAATACAAATCAACCCAAAAAACCTATTCTCCCATTTGTTAGTGTATGCACCCCCACATTTAATCGCCGACCATTTATCGCATCCATGTTTAAATGTTTTCAAAATCAGGATTATCCCAAGAGTCGCATTGAGTGGATTATTGTGGATGACGGCACTGATAAAATCTGCGATTTGGTCGCGACTTCTAATATACCCCAAATCCGGTATTTTGAAGTTCCCCAGAAAATGACGTTGGGGGCGAAACGCAATTATATGCATACCAAAGCCAAAGGGTCCATTATTGTCTATATGGATGACGACGATTATTATCCGCCTGAACGCATTTCGCATGCGGTTGAACGGCTGACTGAAAACCCTAAAGCATTGTGTGCAGGTTCAAGTGAATTATATATTTATTTCAAACATATCAAAATGATGTATCAATGCGGACCCTATGGACCTAACCATTCTACTGCCGGAACTTTTGCTTTCCGTCGCACCTTGCTTGACCAGACTTCATATGAAGAATCGGCATCTTTGGCCGAGGAAAAGGCGTTTTTGAAAAATTATACGATTCCTTTTGTTCAATTAGACCCGATGAAAACAATATTGGTATTTTCGCATGAACATAATACATTTGATAAACGCCGACTCTTGGAAAACCCTCATCCCCAATACTTCAAACCGAGTGATAAAACGGTTGATATGTTTATTAAACGTGAATCGGAAAAGGGAATCAAGCGGTTTTTTATGGAAGATATTGATGCTTTATTAGCGAACTATGAACTCGGTGAAGCCAAAATGAAGCCCGATGTTTTAGCTCAAATCAAAAAGATTGAAATTGAACGGGCGAAAATAGCTCAACAGCAGCAGCAGCAGCAACAAGCCGGCGGTGCTCAGACGAGTCAAATCATGATTGAACGACCCGGTCAACCACCTCTGACTTTGACTAACCAAGATGTTGTTAAATTGATACAACAACAACAGGGACATATTGAACAATTGACTAAACGTAATGCCGAATTGGAACAAACCTTGCTACAAGCCCAAATGCAAATCTTGGGACTTCAACCGACATCGGTTAGCCCTGCGTTGAAATCTGCGTCAAAGTCTGACCCTGAAGTCATTATTATATGAACCATTCTATGCTACATGTTCCGGTTCCCAAGCAAAATGTTGAAAACTGTGTATCATTTTATGAACCAAAGGATTATCCAACATTATATTTATACCCGCATTTACTGCCGCGATTCCTACACTATAACCTTCGCCATATCCCAAGATTTGTTGATTTCTTTCTCTATCTTTTTCATTGCAGAATTCAGCCAGTTTTTCCCAACAATCAATAAATGCTTGAATATTTTCCGTTTTTTTTATTAACAAGAAACTTTCTTGGATATGTGTCGCATTTTCCAAGATTATCTCATTTTCATCACAGAATTGTTTGTATTCTTGGCCATATGGAACTCGGTCAACTCTCCCTTCCAAGAAATTATCTACTGAACAATCGGCAGGATGTCTCCAGCAAAATGCGGGATATAGACCCGGTTCTATATCGGCTAATTGGGTTATTGTATTTAGGAAATGGACGGGACGAACCGCTTGGTCGGCATCTAATAATAATACTGTATCTGCGATTTTGAATCCTTCTTTGAAAATAATCAGTTTATCATGATATGAAAATCGGGTTTTATCATACAAAATTGCTGTTGTATTTTCACTGGTTGCGAATTGCTCCGGGTCATTCGTTAATACCAAGATTTGTATTTGCGATTTATCGCTGATTTCTTGATTCATTCTATTTAATAAATTCTTGGTATAATTGATATGTCGCATTCCAATCGCCAAGATTCCTATTATTACTTTGATGTCTTTGTTACATTCTTTTACCAAGATTTCCTCTAATGGTTCTTGTAAAGGTTCTTGTAATGGTCGCGATAATCCACCCAATAAATCCTTGGAATGAACATGTAAATTATTGACTAAAATCCATTGTTCGCCATACAAAATATACGGCCGTCTTCGTCCATCTTCGTCTATTTTCCATTCAAACTGATTTTTGGTATAATTTATAAGTCCCCATGGATTATGTGACCCTTGAACTATATTACCACCAGTATGAAACGGGTCTAATCCCAATAAATTACATCCGATTCCCAAGGGGTCAAACAATGAATTGTATGTATTAAAATTCTCAGTGGCGATTTGCGGAACCGCAAATTCTGGCCAATATGAAGGCAAGATTTGAACTTTATTCTCGGCCCGGACTGATTCGTAATACACAAATAAACAAGTCATTTCATTCAAATACATATCATTAGATGTTTGAATGTAATCTAAAGAAATCTTCAAAAACCCCGTTAAACTGTCCGCCGTTCTAATATAGGATAAACCACCCGAACATCGCTGGTAATGGTCAAACATATAACACATTTCGTATTTTTGGAATTCGGGTAACCATTTATACGGGTCATCATATATCAAATTATCCAGTTCTAAATATAGACAATCCGTTAAATCCTTGTTTTTCATCAGGTTTTGCAATACGAAAAATCGCTCAAATGACCGGATAAATAGCTCTTCGCGGCCAATGAGGCCAGGAATTATGCAAAATCGGTGATATGTTTTTGTGATAATATCATTGAATTCTTGGGAAAGCACGTCATTATAATCAACTATGTTGACTGAATATTTGGCTATATCATTTATATAAGGTGATGCTAAATCGTTGGTTATCAGATAGACCGAATCTTGGTAAAAACATCTGATTTGATGGATACTTTCCACAATATATTTGGGTAATGTGCCCATGAAACTGAGGGCAATGAACATTGCTGGTGTAATATACATATTGTTCACACTATTGTCCATTTTCCTAAACCATATCTTGGGACCAATACCGAAAAATCACTGTGTCGCGCATTTTCACTATAATATTTATCCGAAAACCAGTTTGTATGAGGGTCGGGCATAAAGGTTATATTATTATTATCACTTAACCATGCCCCCCACCAACTAAATGTGCTATTGGCTATAATATGATTCGGGAAATACGACATGAGATGCATTTCCAAGAAATCGTTCCCTTCTTCTATAAATACCTTGTTTGGTATAAAATCAAAATTGGCTTTGCACCAAGGAATATCGTCCGAAAATATCACGAAAAGGGTATCGTCACCAAATAAAGAAACTAAACGGCGATAATACTCTATATCCAATACTCGCATTTCTTGGGCCGTGAAATAATCGGTTCTGCGGACATGCAGAGTGCACGCATTAGGTTGCGATAAAATGTCGGCGTATTTGTTTCGCAAATATTCGGCTTTATCTGGGCGCAAGGCAAAGGCTTCTACTACTTGGTCGCGAATATGCCCGAAATATTGGTCGGATTGGAAAAAACCGTCAATTATTAAGTCGGCGATTGATTGAGGCGGCTTCATATATATAATGGAACCCGTGCCCCATCTTGGTCCAGATTTATATATAGAATCTGTGCTAGGCTTAGTCCAAGGCAATGGATTTTTGAATAAACATTCTGTATCAAAGCGTGTTCTTTTAAATGCACAATCATCGGGAAAGGCATACGTCGTATTATTATCATGGGCAATAGCCATTGTCGTCGCAATTTGAAATAGACTATTTGCTAAACCCCAACCACCTAAACGTTCAAAAATGATGGGCATATATTATAGACCAAGAATCAATATAAAAATTTATCTATAAAATATCTATAAAATCAATAATATGTCGGAATTCGCCAAGACAGTTATTAATTTAGGTCAAAAATCTAACCTCATTTTTGTTCAAATTGCCTCTTATCGCGACCCCGAACTAGTCCCCACCATCAAAGATTGTATTCAAAAGGCGAAATATCCCGAAAATCTCACCTTTGGTATTTGCCGCCAATTCTCCGAAAAAGACGGCTGGGACAATTTAGACGAATACCGTTCCGACCCGCGTTTTACTATTATGGATGTGAAATGGAATGAGAGCAAGGGTCTCGGCTGGGCCCGTCATCATACCCAGAAATTATGGAAGGGCGAAAAATATACCATGCAATTAGATTCGCATCACCGTTTTCTCCAAGATTGGGACCAAATATTGCTAGATATGATGGTTCTCACCGGTTCACCTAAACCGATTTTGACGTCCTATGCTCTGCCCTATAATCCCAAGACGCAAGAATTGACTCAGGTCGGTCCGTATAAAATGGTTGGGCGCGAGTTTAGTGCACACGGCACCATCATGTTTTATCCCGAATCTATCCAAGAATGGGAGACTTTGACTAAACCTATTCCCGCCCGATTCGTTTCGGGGCATTTTTATTTCACCTTGGGAGAACATTGCACTGAATACAAATACGACCCGCAAATTTATTTTGCGGGCGACGAAATCAGTTTGTCTATTCGGTCATTTACTTTAGGATACGACTTATTCCATCCCCACAGGGCCGTCGTGTGGCACGAATATACGAGAGAAGGCCGGGCCAAACATTGGGACGATTTCCAAGACGGAAATAAGAATGCGGGTATTGTGGATAAGTTGTGGCACGAAATGGACTGGGAAAGCAAACAGCGCCTGCGTCATATGTTGCGAGAGGAAGATAATCACATTGATTTGGGTATATATGATTTAGGCACGGTTCGCACACATCGCGATTTTGAAGTCTATGCGGGAATCAATTTCAAGTTGCGGAAATTGCATCCAAATACGGTGGCGGGAATCGCACCACCAGTCAATGATGCCGATTATGATTGGACCAGCCAAGAACACGAATATACCTATAATTTGACTATTCCTGCGACTGAACCGGGGTTCCAATTTATCCACATTGGTTTTGAGGATAAAATGGGGAAGATTTTGTATCGCAAAGATATACATGCTTATGTTCCTACTTTGCACATATCATTTAAATCGTATGATGTTCCACATAAATGGGTTTATTGGGTTTATTTGAGCGAAACTGGATGGGGGAAGAGAATAGACACGGGTCTATAAATCTCCATCATCATCGTCATCAAAATCTTCCACTAAAGTCAATGCATCTTTTTTCACATTTTTATCTAAATATCTATACATTCGTTTAATGTCTAATTTATTGATATTGTAATTCTCAAACAGGGGTTCGGTCCGATTCAAAGTATCATTATTGATATAAAAATTGTCGCCATATTGTATTCTCATTTCTTGGAAATATGCAACTAAATCTTTCTTATCCATATCCAATTCTTGGGATAAATTATAGATGAATAATTGATTATTATATTCGGTGGAATATTTCGTCAATACCTTGGTAAACCGAACTTCTTCCGGGTGATAAGAATCCCTATTTTCGGGGAAGGTATCATGATAGATTTTATTATTATGAAATGTCTTCATCAATGAACTCATTTCATTGAATATCCAGATTTGGTTTTGGAATGTAAGACGGTCAATATAATCCGCAAAACACATATTATCCAAGATTTTCTGATAAAAGGGATAGGTGCGTTTCGGCGGCAGCTTGGCTATAGGGTCCACAATATTTTCGTGATATAATAGTGCAACGATAGTTCGGTCAGTTTCATTCATAAATAAATGGTGTTGTTGTAGGGGTACGGGATTATTAATCAAGGATTGGGTGATTTTTTTGGAATCTTCATTATGCGATTTTAAATGGAAAATATTGTCTAGGGTTTCATCCGTCATTAATTCGGGGGTTTTATAATACAAATTCTGGATGAAATCCAGTTTACGCATATCACCTTGGATATAATTCAGGATTTTGCGTTTTGATTCGGCATTATCGGAAATAGTCGGAATATTTGTGCATAATATATGGTCTATTTGACTGGGTGTGGGCGTTTTCAGTTCAAATGTATAGCAGACTTTCATCAATTCCTTGATTTTTTTGTCGACGTAATAATTGCCTATGCAGATGATGGGATTCAATGTGACGTGTTCCAATTTCTGTTTTTTCGTCTTTTTTTGCCGGATTAATTTGATGAGTGCTGTTATACCGCCTTTGTCGCCATTATTCATGCCGTCAATTTCGTCCATAACAATGGCGATTTTCTTGACTTTCTTGGCCATCATATGAAGCACATTACGATTGGATATATTATCGCAAGTAATCGTGTCTATGAGTGCTTTATTGCGGACATCGCCGGCATCGTATTTTATGATATCATAATCCAACTCTTTTAACAAGTCAGTTATGAATCGGGTTTTTCCACAACCAGGAGACCCATATATATAAATTCCTTTTTTGAAATTGACGTTTTTACATTGCTGGTCAAACTGATTGAAAAACTTTTTGATTTCAGTTGCGGTTTGTTCACGACACAATTCTTTATTGAGACTTGTTTCATTTTTTTTGGTTTTATTGGCGATTATTTGATTTTGATTTTGATTTTGATTTTGATTTTGATTATGCACATGTTCTAATATATTAACCGTTAAGCTACCAGAAAGGACTAATGTGTCCTTTCTTGTAGCTTTAGGCATGCCTTCATTTATGTGAGAGACCATACATGGTCTCTCACATAAACAAGTAATACCATCGCGATTCCTTGCGGAATCGCTGGTATTATGAATGTTAACTTCATTATGCATTTCATAGCTAACCGTCATCATTATAGGTAATAGTGATATACTATATTCGGTTGATTTATTTTTATGCAGTTTTTGAACGTATTGTTATTTGGGTTGTTTCATTACACCGTTAACCGTTAACCGTTAAGCTACCAGAAAGGACTAATAGCCCCCAAAGGGGGCTAACCAGTGGATGGTCGCTCAAAGAGCGACCATTTACACATGTGTACTTTCTTGTAACTTTAGGCATGCCTTCATTTATGTGAGAGACCATGTATGGTCTCTCACATAAACAAGTAATACCATTGCGATTCCTTGCGGAATCGCTGGTATTATGAAGGTTAAGCTACCAGAAAGGACTAATGTGTACTTTCTTGTAACTTTAGGCATGCCTTCAAATATTTCATGACCATTTATGGTCATGAAATATTCGTAGTAACCCCGAGAAAATCTTACATATTTTCTCGGGTTATGAAAGTTAGTAGTTTATGGTAAATTGTAGATGTAATTGTGTATATGTGAAGCCATTACTATTTTTACATATACTTTACCTACCGAATTTACTGAAATCCGATGTTATAGGCACTGGGTCACCACCCTTGGAACTCAATGCACCATAATACGAATAATTGTCGGTTGTGCCTGGAGCGACAGGAGCAAACTTGGAATTAGTCTGGGGTGGTTGGCCATATCCACCATAGTTTTGGGTATATGCACCTGGACCCGGTTGGCCATTTTGTCCGGATTGCATTGGTTGACCCATATTATATATAGAATTGGCTGCACGACTTGCCGCATTTTCGGCCGACCCTGCTGCTCCGCCGAGCAAATTTAAAGCACCTTCGCCCAACTCGCCGGCACCAGCCAATGCACCGCCAGCCAATGCACCCGCACCGAACAACGCGCCACCGCCGACCATACCGGCACCCAATAATACATCTTTCGCAACATCGCCCGTTGTATCTATAGCATCTTTCGCAACATCGCCCGTTGTATCTATAGCATCTACTAATACAGCACCAGCGGATGCACCGACCGAACCGGCACCATATGTCCCCGCACCACCGTTTCCGCCGCAATTTGTGCAAGTGGTAGCTGACGGACAATTGGGGCATGCAGGACAAATAGGCGGCACAATTTGCGTTTTCAACATAAAATCGTTGGAATACTGGTTTGTCCCACCATTCATTGTCGCATTTTGACCCCAATATTGGTTATAATAATTGGATATAACATCATCTAGGGATGGCGGTTCATCTAGGGATGGCGGTGATTGACTACTTTTGCCGCTAGAACCATCCTTTCCAAAATCTCTAGTATCATCTCCATAATCAGTATCATCATCATCACCATCACCGCCGCCAAAATCTAATCCATTAGGGTCAAAACGGACAACCTTTCGCAAACCCAATAAATTAGTAGAAGAGTCAAACGTAAATACCGAAATCATGGTATGTTTCCCATCTGGAACATACAACACGATATTTGAACCGGATGGGTCTGATACCAAGAATGATGCTAAATTAGGGGATGTATTGGAAGCACGTTTTTCAACACTTGTCTTAGTCGGTTTATATTTATCAGTAGTAACAGTATTAGCAGTAGATGTTCCAGGATATATATTTATTCCGGCAGATGTTTGCACTATTAAATTACCATTAGTCACATCAAATAAAACGAAATCGCTGACCTGATATACCGCATTATAGGATGAATCATACAATGGTAGAGGAGTTGATATATAACCGATTGTTTTTTTGTCTGGACCATAGTTTTTTGTAGGTAGAGTCAATGATACGGCCGATGTATTTGAAAATGCTACATTACCGGAGTTAAATAAGAATGTGCCTTCAAATAAATTATTTTTTGTATTAAATAGTTGAATTACTGTTCCATATCCCCAAGGCATATAAATAACTTGATGTTCACCGGTTGTATCTGCATCAGGATTGACCCAAGAATATTTATATTCACTAAATATAGGTGTTGTAACTATTGAATTTGGGCATGGAGTAATCTTACCACTTGAATCAGGTGTAGAACTATATGTTAGACCATTACCTTTTCTTGGTATAATATTAATAGAAGTTATAGTTGAACCGGATAAATCTATATTTGATGGCATTGATGATTCCGGACTAAATACACGAATTATATTACCTGATGCCTGGTCAAAGAATATATTATCAACTAATTTAGTTACTACATCTTTTGGTAAATATTGAGGGATGTTTACATTACTTAAGCTTGATGCCGATTCTTGAAATGAGATTAATCCTTCACTAAACCCAGACCCAGACACGAATCTGGGCCATATCTTAGTCATTAATACCGAGATGACTAGAACAAACAATATAATTAAAAATAATACAAGTGGGGTTAATTTGATATTCAATTTCATTATATCTGAAAGTTTAAACCCCATTTTTTCTATATTATAACCTAGTATATTTTAGCGATAGAATATATTTGTAAAATTGATATACACATTTGACTAATAGTATGTAATATAACTATTCAACTATTATGGAACCGACTACTATACCTATAATCAAAACCCCGCGTTCCACTAGACCTTCCACTAGACCTTCCACCAGACCATTATTAAGTGCCGTATATAACAGTGAAAATAAATATGAAATTGGTATTGATGAGGCCGGACGTGGCCCCCTTTTCGGCCGATTATACGTAGCCGCCACGATTTTACCTAAAGATGATTCATTCCGACATTCTGAAATTCGCGATTCCAAGAAGTTCACATCAAAAAAGAAAATCGCCGAATTAGCCGAATATATCAAATCACACAGTATTGCTTGGTCTATACAATATATAGAAGCCGACGAAATTGACCGGATTAATATTCGTCAATCGGTTCTAAAAGCAATGCATCTATGTATTCGCGATATTATAGATAAAATGGGTTCTATGCCGAATGAAGTCGTCCACTTATCTGATTTTATGTTATTAGTGGATGGTAATGATTTTACCCCATATATGGTGTATGATGAAATCGCCGAGACTATGCAATGTGTTCGTCATGAGACGATTGAAGGCGGCGATAATTTATATACGCCGATTGCGGCCGCGTCTATTTTAGCCAAAGTTGAGAGGGACAATTATATTGCTAAATTGTGCGAAGAATATCCCGATTTGATTTCGCGATATCATTTGGATTCTAATATGGGATATGGAACTGCGAAACATTTAGATGGAATTTTGGAACACGGAATTACCCAATTTCATCGGCGAAGTTATGGACGATGTAATACTGCTACATTTAGTCCATTATAATTTTTTGTAAACCAAAAATAATTATTATCTAACGAATAAATATACAAATATGACTCCCAAACAAGCTTTTGCCGACCATCCTTTTTGCCTAATCGCGTGCATTATCGTGATTCTTGGTGCGTTAAACTGGTTATCTATTGGGCTTACCGGAAACAATGTGGTTTCGTCTACATTCGGAGGAAATAGCAACATGATTTACATCATTGTTGGATTATGTGGTCTATATTTAGCTGTTCACAAAGTAATGTGGATTGCTAAAGGTTAACCGTTAAGCTACCAGAAAGGACTAATAGCCCCCAAAGGGGGCTAACCAGTGGATGGTCGCTCAAAGAGCGACCATTTACACATGTGTCCTTTCTTGTAGCTTTAGGCATGCCTTCAAATATTTCATGACCATAAATGGTCATGAAATATTCGTAGTAACCCCGAGAAAATCTGTAAGATTTTCTGGGGTTATGAAGGTTAACCGGAGAAAGACCTGAAAAGTATAGACGAGAATACAAATTTCAATAAGATATACTAACCACTACAACCATAAGTTGTAGTCGTCAAATAGTATAATGCCGTTAAGCTACCAGAAAGGACACATGTGTAAATGGTCGCTCTTTGAGCGACCATCCACTGGTTAGCCCCCTTTGGGGGTTATTAGTCCTTTCTGGTAGCTTTAGGCATGCCTTCATTTATGTGAGAGACCATACATGGTCTCTCACATAAACAAGTAATACTATCGCGATTCCGCAAGGAATCGCTGGTATTATGAAGGTTAACTTATTTCAATTTTACATTATATAAAATGGGCGTTTGAAATGCGAAAAGGTGTAATAGAATTTTGTCTCATTTTTCTTTTCGGTCAGTATAATTTATGATAATAATGTATAATGTCTAAAACGCGTAAAAGAAAAGCTGGTGCTAGTAAACCAAAACGTCAAACAAGTAAACCATCACCAAGAAATAGTGCAAACTGGGTAGCACAAATGCAGGCATCGCAAAATTCCCCAAGATTAAATCAATATAATCAAGAACAACAATTACAAAAATTTTTACTTGAAGCTGCTATAAAAAATGATAAGCAAGAACTATTAAGAACTGAATCAAGAATGCGTATAAACAATAATCCATATGTTATTAGTGCTAGAAGACGACGGGCAACAGAACGTGCACAACAATCTGCTCGAAACAAAGAGCAACAAAATTATACGCAGCGTATTCGTCCAACAAATCTTTTACGTCGGGCTAGGCCATTTGGCTAATCCATTTCATTAGCTCTCGAAAATCTTACAGATTTTCTCGGGGTTACTATGAATATTTTATGACCATAAATGGTCATGAAATATTTGAAGGCATGCCTAAAGCTACAATAAAGGACTCATGTGTAAATGGTCGCTCTTTGAGCGACCATCCACTGGTTAGCCCCCTTTGGGGGCTATTAGTCCTTTCTGGTAGCTTAACGGTTAACGGTTTATCATCATATTATCAAATATGTGCTTTGAAATCATCATATATTTGGTCTCCCTATCCATCACACTATATCCTATCATAAATCGTTTCGTAGATTCCCAAAAAACGAATCCTAAAGTATATTCCACTTTATTTTTATCAAATGTCCACAATGGCGTGTATTTTTTCACTTGATATGTCGCCTTATCCAAAACAATCATAATATGGTAGTAATATCGTCGGTCCTCGTAACTCACGACATGACCAATAAACCAGATTTCATCATCTATTATTAGTCCATTGGTTGAACCACGCACATGTTTAAAGAAATTGGGCGTGGCTATCTCGTGTGTCTTATTGAATGTGGCGTCTTGAATTGTGCCTATAGTTAGAGGTGACCATTGATATACCGTTTTCATATTAGTCGAGTCACCAAATAGGACCCAATTCTTTTCCACTGCTCGCTGACCGTCATACGTCAAAAATGTCGCAGGACTATTAGTATTAGCATTGGATTTGCCGTCATTTTGGTCCATTTCAATTTGACCATGTTCCACTACAATATTGCTCGGTCCTAGCCCCCGATTCGCATTATAATAAATAGTATCGGGTTCATTCGTCGTAAATAACCGCACATCTTCCAACCCAACATATGTATTATTCTGATTCGTATCCGCATCAGTATCATACTCCAATAAACATTCACTCGTCTTGACCCACGTCGGCATAAATGTATTTACCGTCGCCATAACATTCTTCGTCTCTATTTTCGCTTGATTCACATATCCCCCCGTATCATTAATCCGGTAATTAACATATCGGGTACATATACATAATTCGCCGGAACTATTGAAGCATATGGACGGTGTAGATGAGGCAAATTCGCCGATATATGGTGCTAACAACTCTTGGCCTATCGTAGTCAATACTTTCAAATTCTCGGGGTCAATCGGTATCGCCCATTTGACTAAAGATTCGGTATAGAATTTGTAATTCGCCAAAACATTGCGGCAAATACCTTCGTCCGCTCCCGAATGAGCCAAGACCTTCATACACGTATTTATCAAGTCGTGTTTATCGCGATTACAGTAATAACCGATGATGCTTAACTCATAGTCGATTTTGTAATCATAAATATCCTTTTGTAAAAAGAGATAATCCCAAGTCTTGTTCTTTTTGCGTTCATAATCGGCCAAGGAATAATATGTATACGCCAAATTGTTCTGCCCTTTGTGTCTGTAATATTGTATAACTTCATACAGATTTTCTATGCGACATGGAAACACGTTATATGCTTCTAACCAGTAATACACGGCATTCGGCATGTCGTCCATTTGCTTATAACATTTGCCGATGTTGTAATAACTTTGCCATATTTCCTCTATCCAACCACCCAATTGGATGCGCTTCTTGTATGTCTCAATCGCCTTTTCGTTTTGTCCCGAATCGCGTAAACTGTTCGCCAAATAGAATGTATATCGGTCATTGTTGGGATTGTCTTCCAAACCTTTCGTCAAAAGCCGGACATCACGCAGAAACTTGTCGTCTTTGCATCCGCCATCGCCAATGTCGTTAATGAAACAATAATCGCGTTCAAATTGTTCGTATTTGGTGCCGTCGGGGGCTTTCACGTATTCGTGCGTCACGCCCCAATACGAAAATCCCAGGCGGTTCTTGACTAGACGGACGTTTTTATAGAAGAAATGTTCGGTGCCTTGGTAAATATGGTATGCATCGGCAGTCAAACCTTGCTTGAATTGTTGTGCCGATATTTTGGGATTTAATTGGAAAATCATGTCGGCGTCTAATAAGAGAATGTAATCTGCGTCCATACTTTCACATGCTTTTAATGAAAATGAACGATTATGGCCGAAATCTTGGAATGGTTCATTCACTATCTTGCCTGGAATGCCCTTTTCCTTGAAAAAGGCGCGTATTAAGTCGACGGTATTGTCGGTGGAACCAGTATCGCAAATGCAATACTGGTCTATTATGCCGGAGACAGACTCTAATAGACGAGTGATGATTTTACTCTCGTTTTTCACAATCATGTTGAGACATAGGGTTTTTGTCGACATTTGTATAGCATATTTGGAATCTTGGGTTTAATAGGTTTTTATGTTATATTGTTTATGAAAATATTGCTGACATCAGTCGTTTGTTAACCGTTAAGCTACCAGAAAGGACACATGTGTAAATGGTTAGTCCTTTCTTGTAGCTTTATGCATGCCTTCAAATATTTCATGACCATAAATGGTGATGAAATATTCATAGTAACCCCGAGAAAATCTGTAAGATTTTCTGGGGTTATGAAGGTTAACTAATGAGTATATGTAATCGTAGTTGAATATATATATCCATTTACAAATCCATTTCCTATATACAAAACAGTTCCATCACCTGAAATCGTTGTTCCAATACCAACCCCAGCAGGCATAGCGGCGGCAGGGGCATTTATCATTGTGCCGTATACTAAATTACTACAAATAGAATACCATAAAGGTCTAGATGCAGCATTTTTTTGAACTATAAAAAGAATATTA